GAATAAAACTAAGTGGGAATTAATCTATCAACATACCGGTGATGTGATTGAAAAATTTAATACTAAGTCTAGTGCTTTATTAGCAGCCAAGTTTTACGATGGATATGATTTTAGCAAATATATAAACATAAAAGATTTAGATAGGCGCTATTATAACAATCTTTTAGATATAGACATTTACAACGAACAGATTAGACGTACATCAGACATAGAGAAAAAAGATATACTTACTAATAGAAAAGAGCTTTCGGAACAACGTATTAGCTTATATAGAGAAGAAATAGCTGTACAATTTAAAAACGAGTTTTGATAAATAAAATTAGATCCTTTAGGAATTAAAAAATGCAGATTAGAGACCTTTCGCATCCAAAAAGCAGCAAAACACTAAACGAGAGTATGGCTAAAAAGTTTGGCTATAGGTTGAACCTTGATAGTTTTACACTAGAACAATTACAAATGGCTCGTGATCGTGTAATGGATAAAATTGCCCAGTTTGAGGGCAGTAAAGAATTTGATGCTGTATATGAAAGCAATGAATATCACAAAGACCGTATGTTTTTAGACGTTCTTACAACAGCTATTTCAGAGCGTAGCCTTAGTCCAGGCGAAGAGCAGAAAAAAGAAAAATATTTTAAAGGCATGAAGAAGGTTAAAGGCGATTTCAAAAAGAGATACGGCGACCGAGGCGAAGAAGTAATGCACGCAACAGCTACTAAAATGGCTAAAAAAGAAAGCTTAGAAGAGGCAATGCAAGTGCTACGCTCTGCACTAAATCGTAAAACATTACGTGAAGGCGAAGAAGAAAAGGCCGCTTTAATTATGAGCGCAAGAGATATGGTAGATAAGATAACAGGATGGCTAGAAGATGTAGCTGCACTAAAATCTGAAACCATGTTAGAATTAGTAGACTCTATAAGAGACGAGTTAGGCAGTGAAGTAAGCGGACAATTCGCAGGAAAAGTAAAACCAGCTTTAGACGAAATATATACCTGCTTAGAAGGCAATCGTCAAACACTAGCACAGGCAGTTGCAGTATTAACAGGCGAAGAAGCTCCAGGGTCAAGCGAAGGCGCACCAACTCCTGCACCAGGCGAGGAAATGGCTCCAACATCTATGGGCGCAGAAGAGTTTCCATCAGGAGATGAGTTTGCAGCAGCAGAACCAGCAGCAGGCGGTATGGAACCAGCTGGTAGAGCCAAGCGTGAATCAATTGAATACAGTCGTAGATTAGGCACACTACTTAGTTCAAAAAAAAAGTAATGGAAGGTGCGGATAATTTAATCCGCATCTTACAACAACTACGCAATCAAGCAGATAATAAAGATCAAGTAGCTACTTATACTTGGGATCAAGTTTCGTCTATGCTAAGAAATGTCAGCGGTATACATATGGACTACGAAACATTCAAAGCTGAATTCGACAGTATTCCACAAATGAAAAAAATTGTAGATCGTTTTGACGCAACAGGTATAACTCTCAAGACCAAAGCCAAACCAACAGCTACTCAAAGTCAAGGTCAGAATAATATAGTGAGCACTGCTAAAAGGGCTGCAACAAAAACCCTACAGCAACCAGGTTGACAAGTAAACTAAACTTGTATATACTAAGTATATTATGACCTTACTTGTACCTAAATATACTTATAAACCTTTATCACGAGATGAATCAGCAGGCCGCAGACTATACGCTACTCCAGAAGGGCATCGTGTTCCTAGCGTAACAACCATTCTTGATCGTACCAAACCAGCTGAGGCTCGCGAAGCACTTGCTCGTTGGCGTAAATCAGTAGGCGAACAAAAAGCTCAAGAAATAGTAACAGAAGCAGCTGGACGTGGAACTAGAATGCACAAGTTTTTAGAAGACCACATTAAAGGTGTCCCGTTGAAAGAGACTGTAACTAATCCTTATGCACAACAAAGCTTAGATATGGCTCGTATAGTTATTGAAAAAGGTTTTTTTAAAATTGACGAAGTTTGGGGCAATGAAGTTCCTTTATACTTCCCTGAATTATATGCAGGCACTACAGATTGTGTAGGGCTACATCAAGGACAAGCAGCAATTTTAGATTTTAAACAGACTAATAAGCCTAAGAAAATAGAACACATTGACGATTATTTCTTACAACTAACAGCATATGCATTAGCACATAACGAAGTACACGGAACCAACATTCGTAAAGGTGTTATCTTAATGTGTAGTAAAGATATGGAATATCAAGAGTTTGTTCTTAATCCACATGATTTTGATATGTGGGTTGATAGATGGTGTGAACGGGTAAGCGAATACTATAAAATCAGCTAAATATCCAAAAGAGGATATTTTATGGCTGTAGTTCAAATTTCACGTATCCAAATACGTCGTGGGCAAAAAAATCAAGGTACAGGACTTCCACAACTTGCTAGTGGTGAGCTTGCTTGGGCTATAGACACTCAAGAACTTTACATTGGTAGCGGATCAGTTAGCGAAGGTAGTCCAGCAGTAGGTAATACTAAGATTATTACACAAAAGGATAACCTTCTTAACCTTGTAAATCAATATAGATATAAAAGAAACAACCCTCTTATTCAAACTTCTGTAGACCCAAATAGTTCTACAGTAATATCCTTAGAGGACAGACTAGACTTCAAAGTTACTAATGCTTCATATGGAATATTAGATAACGGCGAAGATATGACAGCAGAAATACAGCACGCCATTGACAACCTGTTTATTACTAATAAAGTAGGAGGAGAATCTGAACGTGTAACTTTAGAATTTCTTCCTGGAAAATATGTAATTAGTGGCACCATTTATCTTCCTAGTTATGTAAGCATAGTAGGAGCTGGAGCACAAAAAACTATTTTTGAATATACTGGGACAAGCGGCCCAGTATTTAGATTTATCAATGACACTTCAACGGTATCAGCAAGAAATTTCACAATCGGGCTAGCATCAAATTTGTACAACGATGTCGGAGTTTATAATCAACAACCTAAAAATGCACTGTTAAAAGGTTTTAGTGTAAAGGTGAACGAACTTGATACTGCCTGTATCTTGATGGAATCCGTAAGGGACAGCCAATTTGAAGATTTAGAAATTATTGGAAACTATGATTGGTATGCCGGCGCCGATTCTAGCATACCTATAATAAACAATAATTATGCCTTTAATCTTCAAGCATTTAGCTCAATTATTACCTGTAAAAATAATAAATTTAAAAATGTTACTGTCAAACGTTTTATCTACGCTATAGTTAGCGATTACGATATTCTCAACAATACCTGGGAAGGCTGTGAGATTAAAGAATCAAAGTATGGAATAATTTTCGGGCAAAATACTGCTAATACAATAGGACAACGACACGGACCTCGTAGGAATATTATTAAAAATAGCTATTTTAACGATATTAAAGAAAATGGTATTAGTGTAATTAATGGATATAGCAACGTATCAAACAATAATACTTTTATGAATGTTGGTAACGACGGATCCGGTAATGCTATTACTGCGGATGGTAGTAGTATTATTAGATTTGTAACACGTGGTAATTATAGCTCAAATGATATTTTTGACAGAGCTTATAACAATTACTATAATGAGCAAACATCAACACTAGTAGATGATAGTTTGGCTGGATCAAATTATGGATATAGATATTATCCAGAAGTAGAAGGCCCAACATATTTTAATAATAATAGCTCAAACATTGTTACACTGATAGCGTCTACTACAGCTACAGCTTTTAGAGTACCATTTTCAAGTGAAACAAATATTGAAATCAAGTACGTGCTTAAAATCAGCACTGGCACACAGATGCGTCGAGGTACAATACATATTGCTGTTGACGATACACACAATGACTTACTTTTGTCCGACGACTACGATTATGTTGGCACATCCGGTGAAGATTTACGAATTACATTTTCGGCAGAATTTGATCTTACCGGTACCTGTATCAATGTAAAGTATACAAATACAAATACTACTTATAGTTCAAGCCTAACCTACGTTTATTCTGTATTATCTTAATGGTTATCAAGTAGTTGACAGACCAAAATAGCTGTGTATAATTACTGGTATCAAGATGATAAAGTAGTATATTCTCCAATGAAAAGAAGACGGGTTGTTTTCTTGTCAATAAATATTGTTTCCTAAAAAATGTATCATCTTGCAGAGAGATTCTATGTCGCAAATAACCGTAATCAAAAGAAACAGCAGTAAAGAACCCTTAACAATAGAAAAATGGCAGGCACAAATAGCTAAAATTTGCAGCGGAATAGCAGATGTTAGCCAAAGTATGATAGAAATCAAGGCTCAACCACACTTTTATGATGGAATTACAACTAGAGAAATTGATGAAATCACACTACGAGCAGTAGTGAATCTAATTGATATTGAGCACAACCCAGATGTTGGACATACAAATTACCAATATGTAGCAGGTAAACAGCGTCTTAGTATGCTTCGGAAAGATGTCTATGGACAGTATGATGTCCCACATTTGTATGAAATAGTAAAACGCAATGTAAAAACTGGGCTTTATACAGAAGAGCTTCTTGAGTGGTATACTGAAGAAGACTGGAACAAAATGAATGACATGATAGATCATTCCAAAGATGAACAATATAGCTATGCTGCTATTGAACAGCTCATTGAAAAATACCTAGTTAAAAATCGAGCTACAAAAGAAATATACGAAACACCACAAGTTCGTTATATGGTTGCTGCTGCTACGGTGTTTCATAAGGAAGAGCCAAACACAGCTCGTATGCGTTATATAAAGGACTACTACAATGCGGCTTCAGATGGCTTATTCACTCTTGCCACCCCTGTGCTCGCTGGGCTTGGCACTCCTACAAAACAATTTAGTAGCTGTGTGCTTATCCGAAGTGATGATGATCTTGACAGTATATTTGCCAGCGGAGAGATGATGGCAAAATATGCCAGTAAACGTGCTGGTATAGGACTAGAGATAGGGCGCCTCAGACCATTAGGTAGTCCTATTCGTGGTGGCGAAATAATGCATACAGGAATGATACCCTTCCTGAAAAAATGGTTTGGTGATTTAAGAAGTTGCAGTCAAGGAGGAATTCGAAACGCCAGTGCTACAGTGTTTTATCCTATTTGGCATTACCAGTTTGACGATCTTATTGTTCTTAAAAACAATCAAGGAACGGAAGAAACAAGAGTAAGACATATGGACTACGGCGTGGTTCTGTCTGCATTATTTTGGCGTAGATTTAAAAACAAAGAAAATATTACTTTTTTCGACCCTAACGAAGTGCCAGATCTCTACGAAGCATTTTATAGAGACACTGAATTATTCGAAGAATTATATGTTAAATATGAAAACACACCAGACCTACGTAAAAAGACTATAAGTGCAGAAGAAGTATTTAAGGGAGGTATACTTAAGGAAAGAACTGATACAGGGCGTATATATCTTGCTTACATAGATAATGTTATTAATCAAGGCCCTTTCGATCCCTTGCATCATCCCATATACCAAAGTAACTTATGCTGTGAAATCCTGCTTCCGACACGCACATTCAAAAGACTTGATGACCCAGAAGGTAGAATCGCTCTATGCACCTTGGGGTCAATTAACTGGGGAAGTTTCCGCCATCCTGAAGATATGCGTCGTGCTTGCCGTATATTGCAACGTAGCCTTTGTAACATACTTGATTATCAAGACTTTTTAAGCATACAGAGTAGACTAAGTAATGATGAAATACAACCATTAGGTATTGGTGTAACTAATTTGGCCTATTGGCACGCTAAGAAGGGTCTTAAGTATGGTGAGAAAGAAGCCCTAGCAGAAGTGAAAAGTTGGATGGAACATCAGGCCTATTACCTAACAGAAGCCACAGTTGAGTTGGCTAAGGAACGTGGTAAGTGTAAAGATAGTCGTTTAACTTATTATGGAAAAGGAATCTTTCCTTGGGAACGTAGAGCAAAAGGTGTCAATGATCTAACAAATTTTACTCCAGAGCTTGATTGGGAACCTTTACGTGAACAGATGAAACAGTATGGAGTTCGTAATGCCACATTGATGGCTATTGCTCCTGTTGAAAGTAGTAGTGTTGTAATCAATAGTACAAATGGTATTGAAATGCCTATGAGCCTTATTAGTACCAAAGAAAGTAAGGCAGGATCATTTACACAGGTAGTTCCAGAGTATCATAAACTTAAGAACAAGTATCAACTAATGTGGGATGAAAAAGACTGTGTAGGTTATATCAAAACTGCGGCCGTTTTAGCAGCCTATGTAGATCAAAGCATTAGCACAAATACTTTTTATAATCCTGCTCACTTTCCAGAACGTAAAGTTCCTACCACTCTAATAGCAAAGAATTTAATGCAGGCACATTATTGGGGTATAAAAACTTTTTATTACAGCTTGATCAATAAAGCAGGAAGTAAGATAGTTGAAGAACCAAAACTGAATGGATTTCACGGTGCAGAATTAAATGGATTCCACGAAGTAGAATTAGAAGAAGATTGCGAAGGTTGTAAACTTTAAATGGAAATAAAATGTCAATAGCACAATATAACCTACACACAAAGACAGACTACTTACATCGTAAAATGTTCCTTGACCCAGCAGGTCCAGTAACTATACAACGATTTGAGGAAGTTAAGTACAACAAAATAGTAGACTTTGAAAAAACAGCACGAGGCTTTTTCTGGGTGCCTGAGGAAGTTAGTCTTACTAAAGATGCGCAGGATTTTAAAGATGCTAGTGATGCAGTAAAGCATATCTTTACCAGCAACCTGCTTAGGCAAACAGCTTTAGATAGTTTACAAGGACGTGGGCCTAGTCAAATCTTTACTCCGGTGATTAGCTTACCTGAACTGGAAGCATTGGTCTACAACTGGACATTCTTTGAGACTAATATTCACAGCCGTTCGTACAGCCATATCATTCGCAATATCTATAACGTACCTAAAGAAGTATTTAATACTATCCACGACACTAAAGAAATTGTTGACATGGCATCTAGTATCGGCGAATATTATGACAGACTGCACGAGATCAATTGTGGCAAAGAATTAGGTATGGAGCAGACACTTGAAATAACAGAACAAGAGCACATTGAGTCAATCTGGTTGGCACTTAATGCCAGCTATGCACTGGAAGCATTCCGCTTTATGGTGTCGTTCGCTACAAGTCTAGCAATGGTGGAGAACAAGATTTTCATTGGTAATGGAAATATCATCAGCTTAATCCTTCAAGACGAATTACTACATAAGGGATGGACTGCTTGGATGATCAATCAAGTGGTCAAAGAAGATTCTCGCTTTGCTCGTGCCAAACAGGAATGTGAAGCTGAGGTATATCAAATGTATATGGATGTTATACGTGAAGAAAAGTCCTGGGCAGATTATCTGTTTAAGAAAGGACCAGTAATTGGACTTAATGCTAATATTTTAAAAGATTTTGTTGATTATACAGCAGCAGGTGCTTTAAAGGATATTGGACTAAAGTATAATCATGCATACCCAAAAAGCACTCCTATTCCTTGGTTTAATAAGCACAGTGACACTAGTAAGAAACAAACTGCCTTGCAAGAAAACGAATCAACTAACTATGTTATTGGGGTGATGAGTGATGCGATAGACTATGACGAATTACCTACACTGTAAGGATTAAAAATGGCAAAAATACATGAAGAAGTAATAGTAATAAAATTAAGCAAATTACATAAAGAAAGTCAATCTGTAGGTGAATTAGCTGGGGAAGATACTCTTGCTAATCTAGAAGTAGTTGTACAAGAGCTAGTAGGAACAGATATCATTGTGGAAGTGGAGAAAGCAGAATGAAAGCTATAGTCTGGAGCAAATACCATTGTCCTTATTGCGATAAAGCTAAGGCACTACTCAAGATGAGAGGTGTTGAGTTTGAAGAGCGTAAAATTGGCGACGGATATACTAAGGAAGAATTATTAGAAGCAGTCCCAAATGCTCGTACTGTTCCACAGATTTTTATTGATGATAAACTAATTGGCGGATATATTGAATTAGAAAAATACTTTAAAGAGGCAGCATAATGTTATTAGAAAAAACAAAATTTAAAGAAGGCGATATTATTAGTTTAAAGCTAATCAGTGGAGAAGAAGTTATTGGTAAATATGTTAGTGAAGATATAACCGACATGACTATTCATCAACCAACAATGTTAGCTATGACACAAAAAGGACCGGCAATGGCCCCTGTGATGATGACGGTCGAACCAGATAAAGATTACTCAATCGCAAAATCTGCTATTATTCTTAAAGGTTATACACAAAAAGAAATAGCAGATCAGTATTTTTATCAAACCACAGGAATACAACCAGTTAGTGCTGGAAGTATTATGCGAGGATAATAAATTATGAGCTCAGTGACTCCTTTGCCAATTAATGTTAACCAAGATATTGAAAATGTCGAAGAAGATATTAGAGAATATCTAGGCGTAGTTGGGAGTCCAAATAATGATCATCTTGCTTATATCACTTCTGCAAAGATTATCGAGGCTGCTATAGACAGGCTAAAAGCTGCCATAGATAATCAAACTACTGTTTTGAATACAGCGATTAATCTTCAAACAACAACCTTAGAAACGGCTATTAATAATAATACTGATGCTATAGATAATCAAACTGATACTCTAGAAGCTGCGATTGATAGACAAACTGTAGAACACGCTACAATAGCTGTAAAACAAACAGTAATGGCTGATAAACAAACAGCTATGGAAACGTATCAAAAGAAATTAAAAGAGCTAGGTGAAGGACCAGGCATACACGTAATTGGACCGTACGAATGGTTAGGTCTTTTAAGCATATATCGATTGCTAGTAGAACAAGGTAAAATACTTGACACTGTTGAAGCTGTAAGCCCTGAAGAACAACAAAAAGCTTTTGATACCTTAGTAGGTTATTTGGCCAAGTTTGGCAATATTCCTACATCATATTAAAATGCCGGGGATTGCAAGAGACGCAGGTGCAGATGTAGCAGGCGGGGTTATCATAGTAGGAAGCCCTAACGTTTTTGCTAATAACAAACCTGTAGCTAGAATTGGTGATCTTGTAGCTGGGCACGGAAGAGGTGTACACGCAGGTCCTGTAATGGCATCTGGGTCAGGAAATGTTTTAACCAATAATATTCCAACCTGTAGAGCCGGTGACACTGCGACCTGCGGACATCCGGCTACTGGTAGCTCAAATGTCTTTGTCAATTAATTTGACAAAGATAAATTTTTTTAGTACACTTCCTTTAAAAGCTAAATTATTAGCAGTAATACAATAAAGGAGACAGTTATGTCACAAAATAGATTTCAAGATTTCGCCAAATTAGTAGAAGCAATGGAAAGTGACTTCGAAAAGTTCTACGATAAAGAAGTTGGTGCTGCGGGTACAAGGGTGCGTAAACATCTTCAAGAATTATCAAAACTATGTAAAGATGTAAGGAACGATGTTACCGCAGTTAAAAACGCCCGTAAAGAAGCAAAATAAGTCAACTAAAATTGAGGTAAATACGTTATATACTTACAGGAGTATATTATGAAAAAATTATTAGCTTTTTTAGCACTTACTGCAAGCTCTTTAGCATTGGCTAGCCCACATCATCACGGACATAGACATTTCCACCATAGGCATTGGCACAGCCCACCTGCCCATCACTGGGTGGTTCCTGCTCTAATTGGAGGTGCAGTGGTTTATGCTGCTACTCGTCCTGATCCAGTTGTAGTTCAACAACCGACAGTAGTATTACAACCTAACCAGGTTATAATCGATGGTGTAATTTACACAAAACAAATTATGATTATTAATGGTATTCAACAAGAAGTACTAGTGAGGCAATAATGTACAAATATCAACTTTGGGTGCGTATTAACGATTATCAAACTGCTAATACTATTGTGTGGGCTGAAAACGACTATGCAGCAAAAATGTTAGGCGAAGCACAATATGGTGCAGGTAATGTTTTAAATTATACAAGGATAGACGAATAATGGCTTATTCATCACAGGTAATTGATCATTATGAAAATCCCAGAAACGTTGGGAGTTTTGATAAATCTGATGCTGCCGTTGGTACTGGTATGGTTGGGGCTCCTGCTTGCGGTGATGTTATGAAACTACAAATAAAGGTAGAAGATGGCGTTATTACAGATGCTAGATTTAAAACGTATGGGTGTGGTTCAGCGATTGCGAGTAGTTCGCTTGTTACGGAATGGGTTAAGGGCAAAACACTTGATCAAGCTGGAACAATTAGGAATACTCATATCGCCGAAGAACTTGCGTTGCCGCCGGTCAAGATCCATTGTTCTATCTTGGCTGAAGATGCGATAAAGGCAGCAATAGACGACTACAAGAAAAAACATGATATCACTAACTGAACGAGCTGCGGAAAAAGTAAAGTATAATTTACAAAAACGTGGTCGAGGTATTGGTATTCGTGTGGGTGTAAAGACTACAGGCTGTAGTGGACTAGCTTATGTTCTCGAGTATGTAGATAACCCTGCTGTAACCCGTGATCAATTTGTCTATGACAATCACGGTGTTAAAGTTTATGTAGATGGGCGCAGCCTAGTTTATCTCAATGGTTTAGAAATGGATTGGGTAAAACAAGGACTTAATGAAGGCTTTGAGTTTATCAACCCAAACGAAAAAAATAAATGTGGATGTGGCGAAAGCTTTAATGTATAAGGCTTGGAGCAGAACAGATACACAAGATTGGCTAAACCAAGTAACTAACCGTATCGAAGACATAGACTATTACCTAGGTAGAACAGTAGAATATTGCGAAGCTAACGGTATTTGGGATGATATTAAAGTTTTTTCCATAAGCTTTATTGTTGTCATTTGGGTATGCCATATGCGAGATGAAGAGGTTACAAGACAAGAAATCTTAGAAATACTAGGATTTGAACATTGGCAAAATGCAGAAGATGGTATTATGTCAATTGGAAAACATTTAGTGGACAAAGATTTCGAGGAAATTCTCCAAATAGTGTCAGAATTCGGTGAAAAACTATAGACTTTCACTAAAATAGAGTATATACTAATACCATAGCTAACTTTTGAGGTATATTTTATGAGTATGCATATGGTAGGTCCTTGGTTATCAACCACAGGCAAGCGTAAAGGTAAACCAAAATTTAGAAGTGCTGAGGAAGCACGAAAGGCAAGAGAATTGGAAGATAGTTGGAAAGAGTTGCAGAAGAAATTAGGTATCGAGGCTGATCAAAAACGTCAGCGTCGTGCTCTTTCCGCCAGCACTTATGTTCCTCCAAAACTGCATTATCGTGGTGCTAACGACCCACGTATTCCAAGTCTCAACAATGGGATAGATAGTGCTCCCGCAGTAAAGGCAGCACAGAAAGTCTATACCGGAACCAAAATTAAGGGCATTGGCACAATGCATAAGAGCAACGCTGTTCCCATCTTTACAGATGACGAAGCTAAGGATATTGCTCATATGCGTCGATAAACTTAATCCCTAGCGTAAAGGAGAAAAGATGTTGATACGCATTATCAAAATCCTACTTGTCATTATTGGTTTGACATTAGTAGGCTGGATTGGCTACAAAGTCGTCCAATATAAGCTAAATGATAGCAAAGAAATAACTATCAAAATGAGCGCAGTTACAGCAGATGTTCGCAATCGTCAATTAGAATGTCTATCCAAAAACATTTACTACGAAGCAGGTAGTGAACCATTTGAAGGTAAGGTAGCAGTTGCACAAGTCACCCTTAACAGAATGGACAGTGGATTATTTCCAAATGACCTTTGTAAAGTAGTTTATCAAAAAAATGTAGTCTATGAAAAAGTGCTTTGCCAATTTAGTTGGTATTGCGAAAATCCTAGTGCAAAGGCTCCAAAAAATAATGAAGCTTATAAAGAAAGTGAAGTAGTAGCACGACAAGTGTTACTTGAAGGCTTTAGATTACCTAGTTTAGAAAATGCTTTATACTTTCATGCCAAACACGTTAAACCAAATTGGCCCCACCAAAAGGTAGCTACAATTGGCGGACATATTTTTTATAAAGCTAAGGAGTAACAATGAGTATAGAATCAATCAAAGATATTTTTAGTGTAGCCAAATTGGCTGATACATTACGTGAAAATGTTGCTCATTTGAGCGCAGAAACATTGGGTTGGATCGCGGTAATTTTGGTTCATATGGCAACAATTCCGACCTTAGTGGCAGTGCTAACTGGGCTGACAGAAAAGATGCCACCAGTAGATATGGTAGGACTAATGTGGTTGGGCCTATTCTTTTTCTTTGTTCGTAGCGTCATTGCCAAAGATTTGCTCAATATCATTACAATTGGTTTTGGTTTCTTCGTACAGGCAATTTTATGTGCTTTAATCATTTTTAAATAACCAAAAAGAATTGACCGAGATATCATAAGATGTTATACTATGATTGCAGTATAATATTAACACACTTACAGAGGACAATATGATTAGGTTTTTTGCAGGAACAATCTTCGGTATTGTTATTGCTACAATCGGCTTTAGTGGGTTAGCCAGTATCGGTGACAAAGGTGTTCAAAAAGTACAAGAAGCAGCCAAGGAGGCTTCGAAATGAAACGTTTACTTTTAGTACCAATTATTGCTACTCTCACTGCCTGTTCAGGTATGCAAAAAGTTGAAGAACGTAAAACCTATGCTCAACCAGACTGGTATCAAAAATGCGTGGACAGTGGTAAGGAAGGCTGGTTTTGGTGGAGTAAAGAATACGTGTATGCTTGTGGCGCTGGCGAAAGTATGTATGCACAGGCCGCTGAAGAGCAAATGTATGCTATTGCAATGAACAACTTTGCCAAGCGTATTAACGGTCGTGTTAATAGTGAGACTGCTCTAAAGTTTGACAATGATAAAAGAACCACTCATAGTCATATTGCTTACAAAGTAACAGATACTATTGTAAGACAGCATCTTTCTAGCGAGCAAGGTAGGTTCACTATGGGTGGACGTCATTATACTTTTGTACGACTTAAAATGCCTAAAGACGTATACGATCGTTTAATAGAAGAAAACCGTGTTAGGTAAATTTAGACCAACGACGTTTAATCCAGTATTCAGCCTTAGAAGTCCATATAAGGTAGGAAGATACAATTGGATTATGCGAGCAGATTGGTCTATAAATGGATACTTACATAAGGTTCATAGTCAGCTACATTATAAAAGCCGACACGCCCCCTATCCTGTTCGTAAGAAATGGGAAAAAATCACTAATCTTTTTGAAAAGAAACATCACAAAATTATATGAAAAAGTCTTTTATACTTTTAGCTGTAATTTTAGCAGGATGTAGCTCATCTCCTAAGCAAACAGCACAAGCTCCTTATTGTTATACTAATCAAGACATTAAAGTGCAAAATGGAGAGCGTGTTAGCAGTGAAACTAGGCTACAATGTAGTGATAATCCCGTTGAACGAATGGCAATTCGTAATTATGGAATTAGCCCTCATTGCGGTGAATACAAATATCTAATCACACTAAACGGAAAAGTAGTTGAAAGGAGAGGCTATGCTTGCCAAAAAATGGATGGTACTTACGAAGTTGTCCCTCACCCTAGTATGTACCAGCGTTAGTGCCCAAAGTTGGGAACGTCCACATCATAATCCATTTGCAGGACAGTTGAGTGGTACTGCTATTTTCTTAGGTAAACTCTTTGAAACAAGAATGGATAAAAATGATCAAGCATTCCATACCCAAGCTGTATACCATGCCCTTAATAACTCTAATGACGGCGAAGATGTTACTTGGTTTAACGATAGAGAAGGCAGTCAAGGTAGAGCTAGAATAGTGTATACTCATCCAAGCCCGGGTGGTTGGTGCCGACGTGTGTATAGTTTTGTAGTTTTTAAAAATATAACTAAAACCTACGAAGATACAGCCTGTTATAATACACATACAAATACTTGGAGCTGGATCTATAAATAATTTTGTATGAAATTAACCTTGGCTGATAAATTTATCGCCTGGCTTACTTTATTTTGCGGTTTGACGTTAAGTGCAGTAGCCATTTACTACTCTGTAGCCGGACTAGTAAGTATATTTGCCGCCGCCGTAATACCTATTATTATAATGGGTACAGTACTAGAAGTAAGTAAGCTAGTCGCAACTGTTTGGTTGAAACAGAATTGGTTTATTGCTCCTAGAGCAATTAAAGCCTATTTGCTTGCGGCTATATTCCTCCTAATGTTTATTACCAGTATGGGTATTTTTGGCTATTTGTCAAAAGCTCATATGGATCAGGGTTTGGTTAGTGGTGATGTTCAAAGTAAGATCAGTGTATACGATGAAAAAATAAAAATAGCAAAGGAAAATATTGATGCTAATAGGCGAGCACTTAAACAATTGGATGAAGCAGTGGACCAGGTTATGGGCCGCTCAACGACAGAATCGGGTGCGGAAAGATCAGTACAGATTAGACGACAGCAGGGACCAGAGCGTCAAAGGCTTATCCGTGAAATTGAAGCTGAACAAAAGAAAATTAGTGAGCTTAATGAAGCGAGAGCTCCTATTGCTGCGGAAGTTAGAAAGGTTGAAGCTGAAGTTGGTCCTATAAAATATATAGCGGCATTAATATACGGTGATAACCCAGATGCTAATTTATTAGAGTCAGCAGTACGCTGGGTAATTATCATGATTGTGATAGTATTTGACCCATTAGCAGTTATTCTTTTATTAGCTAGTCAGTATAGTTTTGCTTGGTTTAGAGAGAAACAAGCAGAGCCTATAAAAGAAACTATAAAAGAAAATACAGAACAACTTATTACAATAACCGATAAGGTAGAGTTTGTTCCAGCAAAAAAAGAATCAGTAGAACAGGCCTATCTAAACAAAAAAGGAAATTATAAAGTTCCAGGAGTAAAATTTCCTCCACAGGTCTATACACCCGAACCATCAAAAGATAAAGAAAAACCCGTTGTTCCGTCTGTAACTGCCCAAGAGGCATTTGCCTCTTTGCCTAAGCAATGGCCTCCACAGTCTGCTGCATTAACTATAGAAGAAATTGATCAGCAATTAGATGAAGACCTTAAATCAGAAAAACAACAATGGAAAGCTTCTAACCCAGAAGATACCATTAAACGTCAAGAGAAGTTGAAAGAATTAGGAATAATAGAAAATTTGCCTTGGGAAGAACCTATAGAGCCAAAAAAAAAGAATTACATGATCAAAGCGGATCAAGAACAGGTCGTGAAAACAAAGAAATAGGTTATATACAAAATCAAGAACAAAATTCTAGCACACTGTGGAATAAATTAAAACGATGAGTTCAAAAATAAATTTAATAACCCCTCCAGATAAACTGTTTAACTTATCTGTAGGAGTATTACTAGTAAAACCAAGTAACAATATTAAATTTAGTTTTCAAGATATATTAGCTAAAATAGATGAAGACATTAATGTTTTTATTTTCGACCAAGATGATTTTGATATTAGCTGGCTGTTGGATGTTAGTAACCAAGCAGATTTTATTATAATTGATATTGATAACTGCGATGAGTTGACAAAAAAATTTATCAGTTTTATAATTGCTCAACCTAATGTACACTACATAACTAATGACAATGTCACACCTTGGCATTTAATAAACAGAAATCGAATATATAATTTAGATTGGATAAAAGAAAAATTTCAGGATGAGGATGAGGATGAATCAAAAGATTAAAGGTACACACGTAATCGTTAAAGACGGCGAAGATATTAATAGGGCTTTACGTCGCTTTAAAAACAAAATTGAAGAATCAGGTCTACTAAAAACATTACAGAAAAAAGAATTCTACGAAAAACCAACAACTAAACGTAAACGTATGAAGGCAGCAGGAAGAGCACGTTTTCTCAAAAAGCTAGAGAAAGAAGCACTTCCGCAAAAAAAGTACTAATTTTAATTTTTAGACATAAATAAAATTGTGCAACGCCGTAAGGGTTGCATTATTATCTTGCTTATTAAAGGAGAGAAAATTATGAGCAAAGTCATCGGTATCGATTTAGGTACTACCAATAGCTGCGTAGCAGTCATCGAAAACGGCAATCCCAAAGTAATTGAAAACTCAGAAGGTGCAAGAACTACGCCTAGTATTGTTGCCTACACAGATGAGGAAATCCTAGTAGGAGCCAGTGCAAAACGTCAGGCTGTTACTAATCCAAAAAGCACTATATATGCTGCCAAACGACTAATTGGTCGTAAGTTTAGAGAGCAGGCAGTTCAAAAAGACATTGACCTTATGCCATATGAAATTATGGAATCTAAGAATGGGGATGCTTGGATTCGTGCTAAAGGTAAAGAATTAGCTCCTCCACAAATTTCAGCAGAAGTTTTACGCAAAATGAAAAAGACTGCGGAAGACTACCTTGGCACACAAGTAACCCAAGCTGTTATTACTGTTCCGGCATATTTTAACGATAGTCAGCGCCAAGCTACTAAAGATGCAGGGCAAATTGCAGGACTAGAAGTTCTACGTATTATCAATGAGCCTACCGCAGCAGCATTGGCCTATGGTGTTGATAAGACAGACAAGAAAGACCGCAAGGTAGCTGTATATGACCTCGGTGGTGGCACATTTGATATTAGTATTATTGAAATAGCTAATTTAGACGGTGATAAACAAATTGAAGTATTGAGCACAAACGGTGATACATTCTTAGGCGGTGAAGATTTTGATCAACGTATTATGGATTATCTTGTTGACACATTTAAAAAAGAGCAAGGTGTTGATCTTACCAAAGATGTGCTAGCACTACAACGATTAAAAGAAGCAGCAGAAAAGGCTAAGATTGAATTATCAAGCAGTCAACAAACTGATGTAAATCTTCCATATATCACTGCTGATGCTAGTGGTCCAAAACATTTAAACATTAAGATTACCAAGGCAAAATTAGAAAGCCTAGTAGAAGACCTAATTCAAAGAAGCATTGAGCCTTGTCGTATAGCAATGAAGGATGCTGGCGTTACACCAAGTGATATTGACGAAGTTATCCTAGTTGGTGGTATGACTCGTATGCCTAAAGTAGTTGAAGCAGTTGAACAATTATTTGGAAAAACTCCACGTAAGGATGTCAATCCAGATGAAGCTGTGGCAGTAGGAGCAGCAGTTCAAGGTGCTGTATTAAGTGGTGACAGAAACGATGTTCTTCTACTTGATGTTACACCGTTAAGCTTAGGTATTGAAACACTAGGTGGAGTAATGGCCAAACTTATCAATAAGAATACAACTATTCCTACCAAAGCCAGCCAAACATTTAGCACAGCAGATGATAATCAGCCTGCGGTAACTATTAAGGTCTTTCAAGGTGAGCGTGAACTTACACAACATAATAAAATGTTAGGTGAGTTTAACCTAGAAGGTATTCAGCCACAGCCACGTGGTATGCCACAAATTGAAGTTACTTTTGATGTGGATGCTAATGGTATTATGAATATCAGTGCCAAAGATAAGACTACTGGTAAAGAAAATAAAATTACCATTAAGAGTGACAGCGGTCTAAGCAAAGAACAAATCGACGCAATGATCCGTGAAGCAGAGGCTAATGCTGAAGAAGATAAAAAGACAAGAGAAAAAATCGAAACTCGTAATATGGCAGACAGCCAAATTCACACAGTTAGAAAGGATCTTGAAGATGTTAAAGATAAACTTACAGATAGTGAAGTATCTCAAATTGAAACTGCTATTACAGAACTACAGTCAGCAGTTCAAGATGCAGACAAGGACACAGTAACACAGAAGTTAAGTGATTTATTGGCGGCCTGTGAGCCCATTCGTAAAGCTAAGGAAGCCAAAGCCCAACAACCTGAAGAGGTTGTAACTGATGCAGAGGTTAAGGAAGTAAAGGCTGCTGCCTAATCTCTGTAAATATACTAGGGTGCCGAGGTCGGGCCCTAGACATTCTTGCTTAATTAAGGAGAAATAAAATGACAATGAATGGAACTTTAACTCGTTTAGATACAACAAATTTAGCCAAAGCACTAGTTGGTTTTGATCGTATGTTCGATACTTTTGAGAGCCGCTTTGCTAATCAACTTACTACAAATTATCCACCACACAATATTGTAAGAACCGGTGAATATACCTATTCTATTGAAATTGCTGTAGCTGGATTTAAGCGTAGTGAAATCAATGTAGAAATTGAACAAGAAATCCTCACCGTAAAAGGCGAAAAGTCTGATGAAGTTACTACAGGTAACCAATACCTACACAGAGGATTGAGTAGTCGTAATTTCAATCGTAGTTGGCAACTTGCTGAACATATGGTTGTAAAAGGTGCTGAAATACAAGACGGTGTTCTTACCATTAAACTTGAATATGTCCTACCCGAAGAAAAGAAAGCCAGGGTAATTGACATTGTAGAGGTTAAGTAATATAATAAGGGGAAGGAAACTTCCCCTACTTACTGAAACGGAGATACCATGAGTGTAGCAGACGTAAAACTAGATGAGAAAATTAAACAAAAAATCGAAGAACCCAAGCGTTGGAAAGTAGTTTTCTTAAATGATGATTCGACACCTATGGAGTTCGTTATTGGTGTGCTGACTGAAATTTTTAAACATACTCAAGAAACAGCCAAGCAGATTACTCTAGAGATACATAATGATGGTAGTGGAATCGCTGGTGTTTATACTTTTGAAATTGCCGAAGTTAAAAGTGTTGAAACTACGGCATTGGCCAGATCAAATGGATTCCCACTCCAGTTAAGATTGGAAGAGGAATGAGCCTTAGAGAAATAACTAAAGATCTGCACACTGACGCTGAAAGAACTGTATTTGCCAAGAAATTAGTAACTGGTAATATTACCACAGAAGAGTATGCCAACTATCTTTGGCAAATGGTTCTTGTCTATACTGGAATTGAAAACTTTGCCGGAGAATTAGGACAACTAGACAACCTGCCTGATATTAGGCGTGCTAATAAAATATATCAAGATTGTTTGGAACTTGTTGGACCACACCATAATTTAAAGTGGCTACCTGAAACTATAGACTATTACAAATACCTTATTGATCTCTACAATGACAGAGATCGCAGACATTTGATCAAAGCACATATGTATTGCCGTCATATGGGCGACTTGTTTGGCAGACAGATTATAGCCAAAAAGGTTCCTGGTAGTGGCAGAT